AATTCAGCTTCAGCATCGATGTTGTGGAATGCACTAACGTCTTGAGCCAATTCAGGAGACCATGTAGCTCTTAATTTTCTTTCAGTTACAGAAACTGTTACTGATTGTAAATCAAAAGAAACCTCACCGATTTGATCTTCAAATTCTAAAGTGTCATACACACGGTATCCTAAAGTAACTGCTGATGGAGTAAATGCTCCTGGGATAGTTAAGTTAGAGAAACCTGAAGCTGGGTTATAAGATTGTAAATCTACAGAAATGTACATTGTACCTTCTTGGTCTACAGTATCTTGGTAATATCTACCTGAAGGGTAGTTATTTGTTGTTTGTTTAGAACCGTATTCAACGATACCTTTACCGTACTTTTGAGTTACGATGTTAAAGTTACGAGAAACACCAGAATAAGTAATAGTAGCTGAAGCTAAAAACTCTTCTGTGTCCATTGCGTTACCGTTTGGTCCGATTAATTTACCTTCACCATCTTTAGTGAAACCTGTAAACTTAACGATTACACTTTCTTGAGATGTTCCTGTGAAACCTGACATAGCAACAGATGTTGTAAATCCATTAGAGAAAGTTACAACGTCAGCACCTGATAATGTAACACCTGAGAATTGACCTTTAGAGTAGTCAAATAATCCTGTGTTAGGATCATTACCATCTCCGTTGTCATTTTCGTAGAATCTGTCATAAAGGTTGTTACCAGTATATCCAGTTTCTGGATCAGTTGATGTATCAGGGAAACCATAAGGATGGTAGTGAGCCCCGTTATTTCTTTCCTGAATTTTAGGAATGAAATAGAATAATTTACCGATTGGTAAGTTCATAGCTTGTACAGACACGATGTCGTTAGCTAATAATTTAGAGAACACACGACGGATGATAGGGAATACCACAGTCTCAAAAGAACCAGATGAATCAGCTACAGCTGCTTCATTGATTAAATATGATGCTTGGTTTTCATATAATTGCGCGATGTTATCTTTTTGGTGACCTTCTAAGCCTTCTAAAAAGCCTAATTCGTTCCATTTTTTGATGGTATCTTCTTTGATAACTCTCAAGTGTTTTAAACCGATGTTACCAACCATACCTGATTCTAATAATGCTCCCATTTTAAAATTGTATTTTGTTTTTTATTTGTTTATTTTATTTTCTTCATTAAGTCTTTCATTCTTGCGAATTGAGGATTTTCATAAGCTTTAGACTCAGATAATACCTCTGTTGAAGAACTTGATGGAGTGTTTACGATTTTTTCTGCTACTGATTCGGTTACTGTTGTTTTATTACCTAATTCAGAAGCAATTGTGTTATATAAGCCTTTAGACTCATTTAACGTAGAAACTGTATCAAATCGTTTTAAGATATTCAATTTCTCTTGTTTTGTAGTTGAATGTTCAGTAAACAAACGTGTAGCGTAAGCTAAGTTTGCGTTGAATACAGCAACTTCATTAAGTTTATCTTTGAATAATACTAATGCCTTTTTATATTCGGCATTTTGTTTTTTCAAAGTTTCAACTTCTTCGTTGATAGAACCTGAACCAGCTTTATACATCTTTTTAGATTTTAAACCAGTTCTATGTTGTTCATTTTTATCACCGTGTGGGTTAGATTTTGTTCTTGCCGCTTCGTCAGCTTGTACTTTTTTAGTAGCTTTTTTGTCAAAAGGAGAATTTTCTCCTTCTTCCACATCTTCTTCTTCATGTACATCTTTGCTAACTTTAGCTTTCTTAGTATAAGGGTCTCCTCCTTCTTCATGAACGTCAGTCTTAACTTTCGCTTTCTTAGTGTAAGGATCTCCACCAGCTTCGTGAACTTCAGTTTTAACCTTTGCCTTTTTAGTGTAAGGGTCACCACCTTTAGCTTCATGAATACCAGCTTTTACTTCTTTTTCGTATGGAGCGTCTTCGTCTTCATCTAAAGCAATTTCATAAAGATTTTCATCCATTGGTTCGTCCATTGGCATTTCTTCTTCCGTTGCATAATCCTCATCAACTTCGGTATCATCACCGTCGTCATCTAATTTGATGATGTACTCATCGTCTCCGTCATTAACTTCAAGCTTGTTACCGTCTTTTTTAACTACGATACCATCTTCTGGTTTCATAGCCTTGAATACTTTAAGAACTTCATCATCTGAAGCACCTGTCATATCCATAACGTCGTCGTCTTCACTACCTTCTTCTGAATCTTCATGATCCATACCACCAAAAGATGGTTCAGTTTCATCATCTTCAGAATCCATAGATTCGTCGTCACTTGTCTCGTCGTTATCAAGGTCATCTACATTTTCATCGTCAGAAGTTTCATCAGCTTCTTCATCATCGGCTGTTGTTCCTTCTTCGTCTGACATATCGTCTGTTCCCTCTTCTTCAGGATTTGTACCTTCTTCGTCAGAAGTTACGTCATCCTCATCTTCTAATGATTCTTTAAGCAAGTCGCTTAGTTCTTGTTTCATAGTTGAAGCAAGTATACCTTTTGCATTGTGCTTAACTGCTTCTTCAAGAGTTTGTACTTGAAGTAACGCTTGTTCTAAAATTGATTTTTCGCTCATTTGGAAAATTTTGTTTTTGTTATCTTATAAATAGTATCTAAAATGGAAAAAGTATCCATTATAATATTATAATCGGTATTTTATTAATTATTTAGATAAAAAATTATCCAGTTTCCCCATCAATGATTTCATTCTATCATTAATTACTGGTTTTTCTGGCTCAATAGATTCTTGATACTGATCTCTTTCTGAGGGGTCACTGAACACATATGCCCCCGGTGTAGATGGAGAAGATACTAAGTCAAAACATACTAACTCAAAATCTTCTTGTACGATGTTTTCTCCCTTAACTTGTTTAAGAGAACCAACACCACGTGAAGAAATACCAAGTGTTGCTCCGTTCATTAATAACATTGCTGCTTGGTCTCCTTTAGTTGATACAATACCCATTTTTTTCCAACCCGGTGACGTGAATAATTTAATTTTACCCATTAACATTTTACCGTCCCACCAAGTCTCAAGGATACTGTGTGATACTCTGTCTAAATCGATAAGTGATGATGAAGGGTGGTTTAATTCATTTAACGCAGAACCCTTCCTGATAATTGTTTGATACTTTTCATTTTCCCTTTTAAGAATTGCTTCAGGATAAATCCTTCCGTTCTTATTTGGAGTATCGTATTTTTGTAAAACAGCATAAAGGATAAGGTCTTTTGAAAAGTCCATATCCTTCATTTCCTGTATAATTTGCTTATTTTCTTCTGGAGATACGTGTCCTGCATCATATTCTATTAATAATTTTCTACCATCTTTAAATGTATAATCCTTTTCCATATTTTAATAAATATTAGAATAAGTCCATTTATATCCACCTGCTTGATTTCTTTTACCTTTTAAGACATAATTAATTGACGTTCTATTAGTACAGGTACCAACTACAGCATCTTGTATTGAATCCCATTCATGTAATTGATTATTAAATAAATCTAATTGTATAATTTTTTTTCTCTTATTTTCATCCCATGTTCTTTTTCTTTCTACACCATACATAGAATTACCTTCACCTAATCTTTGTTTAGAAAAATTTTCTAATGTTTCTTTAGTATGTTTTCTACCAATACTACCCTTTTTTATATTATTTCTCCATTCATCGTTAATGATTCTACCTTTTAATTTTTCAGATATTTTTTTATTTACAACATCCCCAAAATTACCTCCTCTACCGCCTGGTGTTGTGTTTGTTAATTTAAACCCAAATGATTTAAATAAATCAATATAAAAATCCTCCCAAAAACCAAAATTAACGAATGGAACTATATCCAATATTAATAATTCGGGAATTTGAGAGGATTTAATTAATTTAGTTAACCAATTATCCTTATATGTTTTGTTGTATTTAGATTTTCTTAAATGTTCTTTAAATCTTTGATTAGGATTGTCAGATTTACCAATGTATTTGACTTCATTATTGTGTATTAAACAATATATATAAGTCTCTCCTTGTCCTAATACCTTCATTTATAGTTTTTATTACTATAAATACATCAATATATAAGTTATTTCTTGCTTTTGTAAAAATTGAATAGTTTTTTGTCAGATAAACCATTTTCAATTGTTATTTCGAATAAATCTTTTAGAATTGTTTTTATTTCTTTTGATTTTACATCGAACTGTTTATCTACATATAGAGTAATTTCTAAATTCATAAAAGAACGTTTTTCTAATTTGATTCCTTTAGTTCTTATATCTAAATCAACAATACATTGTTGTTTAAAATAAGGAGAATTTAAATTGTAAACTATTTCTTTTATTTTTCTTCTCGATTTATAAATTGTAGAATTAAAATCTTCGGTTTCATTTTCAGGTTGAACCCATGAATTTAATTTTAAATAAATGGTTTTAAGATTTTTAAAATCTACGGTACCATAACCGATTTTTACATCATTGTACGTCCCTAATGGAATATACTTACCAATTTTCATTAATTTTTCATATTATTTTTATTTTATGGTGTTTTATAAAAAATAAAGAAAAAAAATCATAATTCCAAAAATAATTTGGTATATTTGTAATATATTTATTTATATATGATTATAGTTGATTTATCTAAAGAAAAAACAATTGAAAGTGCTTTGAGAACTTATAAAAATAAAGTTCAAAAAACAAAACAAATTCAAAAGTTAAGAGAAAGACAGGAGTTTACAAAACCTTCTGTTAAAAAACGTACAGAAAAGTTAAAAGCTATCTATGTACAACAAAAAAGAAATGGACTTAGTTAAGTCCATTTTTTAATTCATTTAATCTGTAGTAGTTGTATCGTGACGGATACATTTGAGTTACCTCATCTTTTACTGTTTTTAATTTGGTAGATAAATCCGTTTCATTTGTTTCACTTATAAGTATTGATACTTGATTTATAACCGATTCGGCTAATTCATTACTTTTAATAATTAACTCATCATAAGGAATTGATAAAATATTTTTTAATTCTTCTTTTTGTGATTCTGATAATGTGTTTGTATATAATACATTAAAATTGTTTGCTAAAACTGCGTTTAATAATGTTTCGTTAGAAACTAACGTTTTTTCTTTTGATTCTGTAATTTCTTTTTTATTAGTTAAATGTTCAACTAATTTTTGTTTAGCAATCACTTTTTTCTCTATGTTTGACAATGAATTTTTTTCAGATAACATATCTAAAGACTCGTATAATTCATTGGGTTGAATTTCAACATCATTTAATACGTTTGATAAAGATTCACAAAACATATTAAATTTTTCATAATTTCCTATTGGTTTACCAAAATATGTACTTAAACCCTCAACATATAATTTTGCAGTTTCTTTATCTTCGATATACTTGTTTTCAATTTCTTCATAAAACAAATACATTTCTTTAAAGTCTTTATTTTCTTTTATTGTTGTTAAAATATTTTTAATCTCAGTCTTATTTTCATTAGCGTAAGACTCAGTTAATTTATTTAATAATTTAGTTTTAATAACACCGAATTTTTTCATTTTTCTTAATCGTTTAAAATATCTTTTAATTTTTGTTCCATCTCATAAATACTATCTTGAGCCTTTTTCATATCAATTAAATTACTAAAATCAATAGGGTCTTCATCAAGTATCTCAGATAAATTCTTTTTCTTTTTCACTGACTCACTTAATGGACCTTCTCCACCTTCTGCACCACCAGCTGGCGGTGGTGGCGGAACTGAACCTCCACCTCCTAATCCACCCATTCCTCCTCCTTCAGGATTAGCGTTAAGTGCTCCCGATGCTTCAAGTTTTTCTCTTTCTTCTTCAGGAATACCATACTTAGAATCCACTTCATCAAACACACCTGAACGTTTAATAATATTAGGTGTTGCGGTTAACTCGGCACCAATACCTCTTTCAAGACGTTGTTGTTGTAAGTCAAGTAACACTTCACTATCACTAAATCCAAGAATATTCTTTTTAGCCCATGTATGTGATACTGGAAGAATACCAACTTGAGATTGGTCAGATGTTGCGTCTTTATAAAGTGTAATCTTTTCTTTCCACATTTCAATCTTTAATAAATCAGATTGAGATGATGGATTTGTCAAAGATAATGTAAAGTTATTTAATTCATCTTCCATACCTAAAAGGTATAAATGAATCAAGGCAACTTTATTTAATTCTTGTATTAAAGATTTTTGTATTTTGTTAATTGTTCTTGCAAAACGAATATCCATTAAGGCAAGATTTTTACCATCACCAACAACTTCTTCAAATCCTAAGAAAGCTTTAGGAATACGAAGTGCAGCTAACATTTTCTTTTGGATATATTCAATATCGGAAATTTCACCTAAGTTTTGAGCACCTGGTAATGTTTCAATTGGCATTGTTTGACCTGGGTCACGAACAGGAACGAAATAATCTTGGTCTACCGCCATTTGATTATATCTCATATCCACTTGACCATTTGCAGGGTCAGATATAGGTTGTCTTTTAAACTTGTTTGCGACTTTTTGTACATATGGTTCAATATCTTTATCGTCCATATTACCTACGAATATTTTGAATACACGTCTTTCAGGTGCTCTTGAAGTTCTATAAATTAACATAGCATCTTCTGCAAGTAAAAGTTGTTTCCAAATTCTTCTAATCTTATCTAACATAGATGTACCATATGGTAACTTTCTATCATCACCTAATAATCTAAAGTGAGCAACTTCCCATGCTTGGAATTCCAAATCTTTATTTTTCCATTGAAATCTTAATTCACGAGTAGGTATTTTAGTGTCTCTTTGATTTACACTTTTAGTTGATGCTCCTTCTATTCTTTCAATTTCTATATTTGGTAATTGTTGACAACCAATAATACCTTTTTCAGGGTCTAATTTTAAATAAACAAAATCATCACCGTACTTACATAGACCACGAGCCCACATTTGTAAGTTTGTGTTAATATCTAATTTATGATGGAATAATTCTGTTAATATTTTTACAATTCTATCTGATTCAGAATAAATGGTTAATATTTCACCTTTTTCAGACATAGTTGTTGATTCTTCCGCATATATG